GCGCTGTGTTGTGACGTTGTCTCACAACAACAGAAATTAACAACTAGCCTTAAACTAGATCATGGATGACTGCTCAGTCGCCATGATTGGTCCTTTAGGGACCGCGGCTGTGATCGGTGCTGGACCACCGCTCACTGATTTAGCAGCTCGTGCAGAGCTGCTAGACTTTTCGCCCTTTGGTTGTCGTACAGGACCACCAGTTCGTCCAGGCCCATGTTTTTTAGGCCCGTTCTTACTGCGTGTGGTGTTAGGTCCTCTGTGCTCAACCCCGTCGTGTCGACTTCCCACCGGCTCAGACCTGCGATCATCAGCGCCGTTTCTCTTTTGAGATACGGTGCCACGATTATCACCAGGTCCTCCAGCAGTTCGTTGTACGCCAGCATTTTGGTCTGCACGTCCATTATCGACAGCTCGTTTGACGCTAGTTGCGCCGAGTGCCTCATTATGAACTGCTTTACCAGGTTGTTGTACTGGCTCTGAACCACTGGCCTTGCCCTCGCCAGGTTTGACGAGAGTCTCGCCATGTAGCGCTCGAATAGTAACGTCGACATTGCGGTGAAAAATCGGTTCTGTGTGAAACAAAAAGAAATCAGTTGACTCGTTCAATTTCGTTTCGGCCCATCGGAGTGTCTCGGCCGTGAAGCCGCAGCTCGCTCCCCACAATTTCTCGGCACTTAGCTCCATGGTTTGTTTAGATGTTTGTGGAAATTGTTCAGCTGTCTCATGAGATGCCCACCAATTGTCTTCCGACATGATGCGCTCCTCTACGTCGCTGAACTTTTTCCTGTCTTTAACCAAGGCTATAGTGTGTCTTGCCCACTGTCCGATGAGTGGTGTGTCCGCATCGGTCAACAGAAAGCCTTCAGCTTTCCGTAACAGCGCTTGTTCACGTGGAACAATAGCTGCAGCAGTGGTCAAATGTAGTTTCTGAGCCTGCCGGGGGATGTCTGCCATGGAACAGTTGTTTCCTTCGAACCATGGGTTTATGAAGATTCGCCCCAAGAATGGGACATCATCACCCCTATACACAGTTGATGCTGTCAGTTTGCATCCCGTTTTTCCAACCACAGTTTCATACGTCCGCTGTGACAGATCTGGTGTTAGTCCGTCATCGCCGCCGTATAATCCGAGGCTATCGTAGGCGTTTTGTGCGTCATAGCCTGATTCACGAAATGCAACATACGCCAACAATGCGTTGTCGAATGTGTTGCAGATAGACGTGTCCATTGAACCAGACAATCTGGAAAAACCAGTATCGTACTTAACGCCTCTCGTCGTCACACCGCGCGCCTGATAGTTTCGCCGTAACAAATTCTCGATCTCTTCGTGATACCGAGGGGAGAAGAATGTTTTAAACAATTTAAGTTCCTGTTCTGCCAACCACTCTGAATGTCTACCATCAAACCTTGAATAGTCTGTGGGTATGAGGTGTTTGGCTTTCATTGCTAATTTGTTTAATCTATTTGCTATCTCCAATGGTGTGTGGGCAAATGCGTACCAATGCGCCGGCTTAAATAGAGCTTTTGATATGCTGTACACGTACCGGGCGAAGCTCCATTTCTGTGCACCCGGTAGTGTTGATATTACGCGAGGGTCTGTGATCTTCCCATAGGCCTCTCGTTTGACAAACGATTGCACTATGATTCGTGTCCCAACGTTGAGCCACAGCCTAACACGTGCAAATATTGCGCGTTGTGTAGGTCTGATTTGCTTTTCTGCGGCCTGCTCATACGAATAGGGCACACCACTATGTTTGTTTTTACCAACAAACATATCGATAAACTCATCAGCATATTGAGAATAACGATTTGGTGGTCTCGCGGTGTTACGTACGTCTTCCACTCTGCCTTTTGTTGCTGCTTTCTCGCTATGTTTCGTTCCCGAAGGTGAAACTGCGGATGTCACGAATGGTTGTTGTCCCGGTAACAACAGAGCGCGCATATTCTGTTTTGGTGTATCTAATAGCGCCTCACCAGGTGGTATTACGGTGTATGTGTGTTCCACATACTCAGTCAGCGAGTCAAGTTTCTTGTATCGATCTTCAAAAAACGTCCCATAGTGCTCGAACAACGACATCAAAACGAATGCTGCTGTATCGAAATTTATAAATTTCCTACAACGGTCAAAGCGTCTTGGCGCGTCTTTCTCGTCGCTATTTTGTACTCGCGTGTTCAAACCCTTCTCAATGAGGGATTCCAGACTACCTATCTCGGTCTTCGAGTATAGCCTGCAATACCTAAGCCAACATGCTTCAACGACCTCTTCCGGTAATGTTACAGAGTTTGTTGAAGACGGTTGTGCCATAGACAAATAGATATTCGTTTGTCCATGATCGCTCATTAGGAACCGATTATACACCATGCCTGATTCGTGAACGTAGTTCTTACGTTGCAGCGGTTTTCCATCAATAAGGCCTAGGAAAGCCCACGGGCCGTACACTACCCGTGAGGGGAATAACCCAACCATCCTGCGCGTAGCGTCTTGCGGATGTGGTATTTGTTCGACCAGATATATGACTGTTTTCAAAAATGAAACCGCAATCAAACAGTCCGTCGAATAATCCCAGATTTTATGGGAGAATTTTGCGTCTCCGGTACATGCTGTGTGGATCACACTCTTATCATCGCACCAGTAGTAAGCATTTGGTATGCTACCAGCAATTACAGTCGGTTGAAATGTCTGTAATAATATTGGATGCCCATCAACCAACATGTCATTAAGGTCGTCAATATAGAAATCAACGTCTGACAGTTTGATTATTGCATCTGGTTGCAGCTGGTCGTATCGATACTCATATGCCATATCTTTTGCGGTGTAAAAGCAACGTGTACCTTTCTGGTTTCTTCGCTCATCTGATCGTGACATTGAAACTGAGAAAATCTCGTAGCCATTATCAGCAGCCAATTTGTCAATTGCTGCATTGATCTCCGTTCGGATGGGAGCAGATAATGGATGTGTATGCTGTGTTTGAAAAGCATTAAATTGGTGGTTAAATTTCGTTTGTCTGAAACCTTGGCGTAGTGTATTGTCTATGGTGTAGGAACACCAATGTAAGATCCAAGATTTAGCCCTCGGTTTAAGTGCGTTCCACGATCGTGTTGAATAATACTGCAGTTCCAGAATTACCATCGAAACCATAAATGTTGTTGCTAACCATAGTGTTATCGGCACCATGTAGCGTGCAAACAGATACAGTTGGAAGTAATTTGAGTACAAATAGTTTGTGATTTGACTCTCAGCAATATCGATCGGACTGGGCAAAACCTTATATACACCTAATGATAGCCACTTTACTGCGAACTCTTCGGCTGCTCGCAA